AGAAGACGCAAACCAGGGTTACTAAAAATGGCAAACTATTTTCAAAACGTACCAAATATTCGTGTTGGTGTTCCAGGAATGGACACCTCACAACAAGAATATGTTGTCATAAAAAATATTTTCAGAAGAGTTAAAGGCGTCTTCATGGCAATGAAGAGAGATAGTATCTTCGAGAAGTATACTATTCCTGGTGATGAAAAACCATATCAAATATCACAAAGAATATACAATACTCCAAACTATGAGTGGATCATTCTACTGACTAATGATATAACAAATATCTATACTCAGTGGCCATTGTCACAAAGAGAATTTGAAGAGATGATGCATAGGAAATATGGTACAAAAAGTAATGAGACTAAGCATTGGGTCACAAAAGAAGTGTTATTTAATAACATGGTGATTGTACAATCTGGTATCTTAGTGAATCAAAATTACACTTACAAAAGACCAGATGGTGTAATGATTGGTGGAGATAGTTTAGTTAGACCCATATCACATTATGAATACGAGTACGAACTGAACGAAAGTAAAAGACAGGTGTATCTACTAAATCCAGTATACATAGATGAATTTGATAGACAGATGAGAGAACTGCTTCAGTATCCAGAAAGTGATGATAGAGTTTCATATACACAAAAACGTTCTGGTGACGACGAAGAAATATATACCGTAAGAATTTTCGACACATAAAAAAAGGGGGGTATCAAACCCCCCTTTACTTTATCAATCTTCTTCTGCCAGTCGTGCAAAGTAGGAAAGATCATCATCCTCATCTGCATTGAAATTAGGAAGAGACGGTGCTGCTTGCCCAACCGAAGAACGGAAGTTGCTAATTTCTTCACCCCAATTAGAAGGAGAAGAAGGTGCAGTCACGATTTCATTCTCTTCAGTTTCACTATCAACATAACGAGAAGCCTGACGCTTAGGAGCACCAAGAACAGAATTCAAACGTGCCTCAAGTTCCTCATAGGTTTTGAAGTTCTTGGGATCAGTGAATTCGGTAAGGGCGTATTCCTTCTTCCAGATAGATTCCAGTTGATCATCACTCAGTTCCTCAAGGGTTCCAGGACGAGAGAACTCGGACTTATCGTAGTTCCAGTAACCATCCACCTTACGAATCTTCAGTTTGAAGTTTGCACCTTCCCAGAAGTCAAAAGGATTGATAGGAGTTTCATCCTTGAACTCAGGTTGCATTGCTGCCATGATCTTATCGAAGATCTTCTTACCAAACTTATAAAGGAAGACTCGCCCTTCATTCTCAGGATGAGCAGGATCTTCTACCACATAGATGTTAGCGTAGTAAGAGAGTTTACGCTTCTGCTTACGAGCAATTTCCTTATCAGCATCACTACCACTATTCCACAGTTGACGATTCATTTCACCAACAGGATCTTTCTTGTTGAGAGTCGTCAGACTGTTCTCAATATACCATCCACCAGGACCTTGGAACGCATGACTCCAAATCTTTGCCCAAGGAATATCTTCACCCTCAGGTGCAGGAAGGAATCGAATTACAGCATAACCATTACCCGACTTATCCATCTCGGGTTTCCAGAGGCGTTCGTCAGCACCACTGCTGCTCTCTGGATTAGAAATCTTCTCGACTTCCTTAGTCAGTTTCTCGAAAACAGAACCCGACTGCTTTTTAAGTGCTGCAAAAGACATGTATTTCTCCGTATTAGTTGTATTTGTTGGATTGTGGGGCGGACCCCCCTCACCCGACCATGATATCATACCCTATTTAGGAACGCTTGTCAAGGTCCGCGACGACCTTATCCAAATATTTTTCAGTTGAGATCAAAGATTCCATAAGATTTGAATAACCAAACATATTTGAAATCAAATCAATTCGATGCTTCATATCAGAAGCTTCTTCATCAGTACCTGAGGATAGTTGCAATCTAGTGTAGAATATTTTTTGTTTTTCTATTAGTTGCTTTGTTTTATTGATATGCTTTATCGCATCCTCCTTTGGCATTGAAGTAAGTTCATCAGATTTATCATACAATTCCATGTATGTATCATATATTGATTGCAAATGGTCTTGGACCATTTCCGAATTAAAAAAGTTCATACTTTTTCTTTTACTGTTTTTAAAATGATTGACTTATACTTCTTACAATCAATCGTTAGAAATGGAGCATATTTAATTACTTGTATTTTCACTTGTTGCCAAACAGGATCTGTTAAGGTTTCATCCAATCTTTTAACATATCCTAAACAGGTCTCAAAAATAACTAAAGTCTCTAAGCTAATTTCTTTTCTCAAATAAGAAGTAAGAATGTTGGGATGTCGTCCCTTTGAACAAACAAATAATTTATCAAAGTTTTCCTCGTAGGGAAAGTCAATATTGTCCAATAGAAGACTGACTTCTTCCCTAAAATTATATAGGAAACTCTCTTGTTTCTTTTTCCAATTGGAGTATATAGTTTCTCCACTCGGACGAATAATATCCTTGATGTATCCCCTATTGTCACTTATAAAGTTTGATACGAAATACTCCTGTATTCTATCACGGTCGTACTTAGATGCCAACTTCTTAAAAAAATAGGAGTCATTCCTTTTGTTGAATGACTCCTCACTTGCTCTAGTTTTTCCGTTGAACCTGAAGTAGTCGTAGTCATCTTTAGTGAAGTGAAGTTTAAGAGAAAGATACATCTGATAAACTTCAAATCCAGTCATAGCGGTAAGATTCCCCTCGACGTTTTCTTCATGTAGTTAAGGCTCTGTGCCTGATACTTAAGTTTTTCTTTTAGTGGTTTGGAGACTAATTTAGATACTGTCTCCAGTTCAATTTCATTCTCCTCACAATAAGTAACGATTGCCTCAATATAGTTTACTAAACCACCAGATTCTTTGACAATACGTTCAATGTCTTCTGTGAATTTGGTTGCAGTTAGAAACTTATCTTCTGTGGAATCGTTATTTTGCATTCTTTCTTCCAGCATTAAAAGCATCGATATACTCCTTTAATAATGTAAAATAATAATCTAGATCGTACTTCACTATCACTTGGCAATCGCCTTCTTCTGTAGCAATGATAGTTACAATCTTCTTTGGCATAAGTCCAGTTCGTTCGTAGAACATAACTGCGTATGCAGTTTCTTGGACAAAATAGTTTTCAATCCACTCTTCTTTTTTTTCTTTATCTGATGTTTTGAAATCAATTACAGCAAGTTCGTTATCAAACTCAGCAATACAATCAACTCGTCCTGCTACACCTAGATAATCGGAATATAAAGCACCTTCAAGAACATGAATGTTATTGATCCTATTGAGGATAGGTTTCGCAACTTGGAATAAAGTAAAAGGAAGAGGTTTACTTTTGTGCTCTTCAAGTGATTCATTCTTTAGATATGATTCAACAATACTATGAAAAGCAGTACCTCTTCCTGTTGCTCTGGTTGTTTTACGATTTGCTACCTCTTCCCCAACTCTCTGGCGCCATTCCTTAAAGAATGCTGCCTTCTTAAATGAAGTTACTGTAGTAATGGATGGATATTGTTTCCCCGATGGTGTGGGGTAGAAACGCATACCATCTTTATCAATGGACTCCAGTTCTTCAAGTTGAACTGGAAGGGTAACAAAATTAAACATCAGAAACCTAAATTCAATTTACTAATAATGTAACTACGGACAAGACCAGAACGAACGATGTCATCAACACCAAACTCAATACAACGAAACTCTTCCATGGTTTCTAGGATCTTCATGAAGTCTAGGACTCCATTCTTTTCATTCTGCTTAATAAGGTCAGACTGAGTAATATCACCAGAGAAAATAATCTTAGCATCTTGACCCACACGGGTAATCATTGAGTCAAGTTCATGGAAGTTTAGGTTAGCAAACTCATCGACAACAATGATGCAGTTATCGAGAGTGACACCACGAATATAAGAAGTGCTCCAGAAGGAGATAGTTTCTTGAGCCCTTAGATTATTATATAGCATCTCAAAGGCATTATCGTCAGGCATCTCAAACATAAACTTTACCATATTCTTATAGGGAATCTGATAAAGTGCTGATTTATCTTCATGATCTCCAGGAAGGAAACCGATTTCTCTAGTTGGGACAAGAGAACGAACAACGTAAATCTTTTCGTATGGTGTATTGGGATTAAGTACTTCCCTCAGTGCTAGGTATAGACTGATAAATGTTTTACCAGTACCAGCACACCCATGAAGAATCATATGTTTGTCATCTGACCAAGCATCGAACACAGCTCTTTGTGAGTCTGTTAGTGGTTCGATGTTGAGGAGGTGATCACTATTAATTGGTTTCTTTCTTCTCATTTGTTTCGCACTCATTCCAGCGGGAACTACAGAGTTGTTGTTTCTCTTTTTAACTGGCATATCAGGTAAATCGTGATAGGTTTGCTCTCGGATGTGCTTCTTGCACTTTAGTCATTACTTCTTTGAATGCATCCGAACTTTTCGGTGCTCCATACATAGTTCCCCCACATCCAGCAGACCAATCTTTATCCCATTCAGGATTATCCTTGCGCCACTGTTCATACTCTTTCATTGTCATGTAAAGTTCTTGTTTGTCACCAGTATTAGTATTAATAACGGGATATGTTGGCATTGAGCACCTCCTCTTATTTAGTGGTAGCGATTTGAGACTTATTTGAGAACTCTTTCTTGAGTTCTTTACGGATCCTTTGATAGAAATCTAGAATGTCATGATTGTTATTGTAGATCAGACCACACTCTTTTGCGACTTCAATTACTTCTTGGTTATTCATTTTCAATCAATCCTGATACAAGGTTGTGTATTTTCCCAGTCTTTACAATCACACTCTCCATCACACCATCCAAGTGCTTCAGCAACACTCGGGAACTGACAAACAAAGATTCTCTTTGCTGCCTCTGCAACTTCCATGTGTTCTGCTTGAGTTCCGTTCTTCTCTCGGAGACCGATGTAGTGGATCCATGAACGGCACGAGCCTGTCATGTAGATACGAGTGGGAGTATTTTGTGGAAGCACCTTGCGGGCACACTCCTTTGCCACTCCTGCAGTAAGCATATCATCATACAGATCCATGATGTCAGCGAAGACATGCTTGATGCGACGTTCAAAACTACGCTTCAGTTCAGGATCAAGATCATCGATAGAGTTCTGACGATTCTTGGTATCCTGCTTACGAAGTTGGGGAACAGGAAGTTCTTCAGTTAGAAGAGATGCATCAGCATACCGTTGGGAAAACTGCTGGAAGCAGAAGCTTCTATGACGAAGAATTTGAGTTGCGATATCTAGAGTTGTTTCGATCTCTAGGGTCATGGTTGATTGCTCAAACACAGACCAGTGCTGGTGATCAATACAATACTTTAGAAGTTTAGCATAGTTAGGGTTCTCCTGGTTTGAAGGATTACTAACCCTTGCGATATATGCCATTGTCTTTTCTGCATCTGGAGTCACAGAAACCAAACATGCTTTAGTCATTAGATCTTTTACCTCTCAAAATTCTTGCTACGACCACCGTTCCCAGTGATTCAACGTAACCTATGTTAGCAAAGTTGAACATTTTTGTCAAGGACACATTGAAGGCAACCATGAACAGTAACGGCAGTACAACAGTATAGGTGATGACACCATTAATTATTTGTGATACTGCCTTTACTTGCTCAGTGTGTTCTTGCTCTTCAGTTAGTTCTTCTTCTTGTTCTTCAATCGCTCTTTGATCAAGATAGATTGTAGTCTTATTCTTCTGTTTCAATTGATTTTTCATCTTGTTTAGGACAATCAGGAACCCATGGGGCACATAATCTCATTTCTCCACCCAATAATTCTTGTGCTTTAGAACCGTCAGGTGCTTTTTCTGAATACACTGGAGGTGAAACCTCAGCAGGTCTTTCTCCAATAGATTTCCAGTAATCATCAATGGCTTTGTCTACATCACGTTTGATCCTTCTATCTAATTTTTCAGGATCTTTAATTACAAACTCATTGAGTATTGTACCTGGGAAATATTTTCTTTGAACTGCATCCAGTATATCCCAAAGTTGAATTTCGGAAACACCAGTACACTGAGATAGAGTTGCGATTATTGTTGACAAAACAATTCCAATAATCGCATACTGCTTAATGTCTGGTTTTTTATTTCCGAAATTGAACTTCATTTTTTCTTCTTCTCTTGTTTCTTGGGTGGACCCCACAATTTAGGATTCACTCTACCCTCAGTTTGTTTAAAGTTAACGAAATCTTCACGATACCTATCCCAATAATAATCAAAGATTTCGATCTTCTTATTGGCAATGATCAAATCGTAAGTAATGACTCCATCCATTTTATACGTCACCAAATATGAAGTGTATGGCAAAGTTCGATCACTTGCCATCTCTGGATCACAATTCTGATGGAGAATTCTCATCAACTACGGCCTCCCCATGTGATTTGTGGAAATGCTTCTTCCACTACTGCTTTGGTGATACGATACTTCTTCTGCAGTTCTTTATCTTTCACTAGACAAAGTAGTTCTGCTTCAGAACTATGAAGACCTTCTAACAATTGAACGAACATCTGTTCACGCTGAAATTGCTTCAGTTCATTGTTGCCACCTTTGATGTAGTTGTACAGTTTCCTATACTCTTGTTCTAGGATTGTATGTTCCGTTCCTGCAGGTGCTTCATTAGGACGATAGGGAACTTCCCCTTCTGGAATCATTGAAATGATACTCTCATCATAATTCCAGATTAGGATAGAGCGAAGTGCTTGAGTATTATATTGTTGCAGTAGTTTAATTTTCTCTGCTTTAGTCTTAGCATTCGAAACTTTTTGCAGGACTTCAGAAAGCAGCAGTCGATTACTAGTGTCCATTGACATTTTAAAATTCTCCGATTTTATCAAGTAAATTAATAAGTTGTTGTTTCACAAAATAACTATACATTTTATTTCGTGGAGTTTGGGTCACTGAATCAAATGATTCTAGAATTCTTTCTTCGACCTCTACAGGTATATATGAGAAATCAATTAGAGTCAGATTACGCTTATAGTAATTCATCTGCTCTTCATTGCAAAATTGTTCTGCTGATAGATTAACAATCCTATCAAGATTCTTTTTCATTAAAGGTTTTTGTCTTTTACCTTCAACGAAAGTATCATCGGGAGAAAGATAATTTGGAATACCATCAGACTTATCTCCCTTAAGAACATGCTCAAGAATATATTTCTTGGGATCCATTCCAGAAACAAACTTCTTCATCACTGGATTGTACTGCTTAAGCCAAGGATACTTTTGCAATTGAATGAAATCTTTATCTCCAGAAAGAATGAGAACCTTACCAATAGGTTTCATGTCTCGTTGCAACTTAATATTTTCGTGTGCTTGATATTTGGTTAGGACAGAAATAATATCATCTGCTTCTGCACCATCAACCTCCATAACTTTGTATGGCATGTTCTCACGAATTTCATCTCTAATCTGATTAAGAATCTCAAAAATAGATCCCCAATTAAAATTAGATTTCTCTCGATCTTTCTTTCGAGTTCCTTTATAGTATGGGAAATATTCCCTCCTCCAATAATGTTTGGAGTCATAACAAAGGACTAGTTCCCCATACTCCTCACCAAACTTCTGATTATACATCCGAAGAGAGTTGAGAACCATATGGCGAACTAGTCCCTTATCAAGTTCATTAGATAATTGAATCTGAACCATCAGATTAGAAATCATCACTTGGTTCATATCGATAAGGATCATGTCAGTTATTCATCTTCCTCATCAAATATATCATCATCGTCCGAGAATGTCAAGTAGGTCAGTTCATCTTGTAGGATACGACCGTCTTCATCTAGCATTTCTGGATGAATGATGTGCTTAGCGTAACTAGCATTTTGATACCAAGCATCAAATAAATTATTCGAAAACCATCCAAGTACAAAGGCAAGGATGAAAGTACCTATCGTCAAAAAGAAAGATACGTATATAAACTCTATATGCTCTAGCATGGGTTCCTCCTGCTAACGTTTTGGATAATAAAAGAACCCAACCTCCTATCTAAACTCAAAACTATTTATTACTAAAGGAGTCCCTTAGATCTAAAGTAGTTAATAGATTCAGTGCATCCACCAAGAAGAAGATCATCATTAATTACTCTAGGAAAAGTCGAACCTTCTCCGAACTGAGAGTAGAATTGATTGCGGTTAAAGTCTCTATCTAAAATATACTCTGCATAATTCCACCCCTTGGCGTCAAATACTTGTTTAATCTTGTCGCAATATGGACAACCAGGCTTAGTGTATACAGCAAGTTTCATGTCAGTCCCCCTGTCATTTGATTAAAATTGTCTTGCATTTCTTTAAATGTTTTCTTCTTCAATTCATCGTCATCGATGAATTCATCAAGTACTTTAATGATATCATTAAATGAATCTCGAATCAACTCAACAGTTTCAGATACGTCTAGTTTATCAGGTTCCATATATTAAAGTACTGAAGTCCAGATGGAGGGATTTGAACCC